GCCCAAATGTCGGGCCGTCTTCTGATCGTGAAAGGATGAATTGAAATGTCTCTCAATTGGAACCTCACCGCCATCGCGGATTATGAAACCCTGTGCTTTATCGGCGAAGGGGAAGAGCGCCGCCTCAACCCCGTCACTGACACGCTGATCTGGTACACACTGACCGTCGATATTGGTCAGCTGACCGAGAAGAGCTTCGAAGAGTTTTTCGCCCGCATGGTGATCTACGACGCCCTGCGTGGGCCTCTTCTGTGGGAAGCCGGTGGCTATCGATCGATCACCCGCGAAGAGCTTCGCAAGCACATCGGTCTCCACACCAACGCAACCTTCAAGGTCGGTGCCCGTGGGCCGTGGCTGAAGCGCGTGACCGACAACACCGTGCGTGACGCAATCCGTGCCGCTGAAATGAAAGGATAAGCCGTGCCCAGACGTCGCACCGGATGGACCGGCGGTTACTCCACCATATCCCTACCGCCTGTGCGCTTCCTCTTCGAGCGGGAGCGCCAACAACCCGAAACAGGAAAGCATCTGCTGGACCGGCTCTTTGAGGCCGGTCTGGTGACACTTGGAAAGGACCTGAAACATGGGCATGGATGACATCTATATCACCGTGCATGAACGCCTGATCGGCGAATACATGGACGAGAACCCGAACGCGACCGAAGAGGAAGTCGAAGCGGCCACCCTGCCGATGCTCGAAGAGGCTGTGCAGGATTACCTCGGGGACATGACCGACATCGCTTACGAGCGGTGGAAAGACAGCCTGTCATAATGAGAGCAATCGCAACCAATATGGGAGTATATCGAACATGATACGCCAACGTATATCGTATGACCCATACGGGCGGCACCGGCCAGTTGGTTGGTTTCGTTCATTTTTTCTCTGGCTTACCGGACGTTAATTTGTCCACAATCACTTCCACACATTAATCGGCAGCAAGCCTTGAAATGTAGGAAAAGGGCCGATACGGCCATCCCATGCTTCAACAATTGGGTCGCACCGCGAGGGACATAATGTCCGACCTCAAGCCAATTGCGGAAGCTGTTTTACAACCGGAAACACGACAATGCTGGCGACGGTATTGTCAGTCTAATGGGATTAAATTCTTGACAACCAGCACCAACCTGACCGAAGACCCTCCCACGCAGTTGGGGGGCTTGAAGGAACGCACACATGACAAAGAAACACCACGACGAATCGCTCTGGAAGCACGTCGGCGAATTGGGGGACTTCTCTTCGGTCCTGACCACGCTGACGATTTTGCTGCCGGAACGTACAACCCTGTCGCAAGCCACGTTCTTCATAGTGGCTGCGGCTGCGGACATAGCAGGGAAACAGCCGACGTTCACGGAGATCAAGGAAGCTCTGGGACCGGCGATTAACCGCTCGCTGCACTCAACCTACAGGGCACTGCTAGTACCCTCGAAATCGGTCCCGTATGGGGCTGGCTTAATGGAGCGACGGGAGAACCCCAACGATAACCGACAGAAAATCTTGAGCCTTACACCAAAGGGTCGCGAAACTGTCGTCGCTCTCATTACCGCGCTCAACGGTGGGCGTGATTGACCTGATTGGAGACTGAAATGAAACTGAAGCAGAAGCCGAACGGCATCTATTTCATCGACGTGAAGCTCCCTGATGCGGACAATAAGCTGACCCGATCAAGGGTGAGCTTTGACACCCGCGACAGGGCGTCTGCGGAGACGCAGCTCGTCGACTGGATTAAGGGCATCCACCCAAAGCACCCTAGCCAAGGTGGGGTGATCGCACCCAAGGGCCGAGCTGTCATCCCTGATACTTCCGAACACTCGAATGCACCGGCAAACGTCATGACGCTCAACCTGTGGCTGACGCGCTGCCTGTCCTCGATCTGGTCGGAGTTCGAGGTGAAGTCACACGCCTCGAAGCGGTCGAACGTCAAGATACTGCAACGCTACATCGACAGCGATCTGGCGCTGGCTGACGTGACCGCAACACACCTCACGCGACTGGTGGATAACCTGCGGGCCGGTGGCTATGCAGCTGGCACGGTCCGGCTCAAGATCAGCCACGTTGCCACTGCCCTGAACCATGCCGCAAAGACGGTGAACCCAGAGACCGGCAAGTTCTACCTCGAAACAGTGCCAGAGATACCGAACGTGCCTAAGGTCCGCTCGCTGGAACGTGTGGTGTCCCGCGATGAGGAAGCGGTTATCCTTGAGTGCATCGACGAGCGCCACCGCACGGACCCGCAACGTATGTGGTGGTGGTTCAAGCGGCTGGTGATCTTGCAGCTCGATCTGGGCTTCCGCCTGTCCGAGGCATTGTCGCTCGGGCAGCGCAGCGTGAAGCGCAAGCGGTGGCTCGATCACTCTGCCCAGAGCCACCTCGAAGCCACCTTCATCGGTGTCGAGGGGAAGTATACCAAGAGCGGCAAGCCTCGCGACATCCCCTGCTCCCAACGCTTCGAGCGGGAGATCAAGCTGCTCAATGAGCTTGCGTCTAATGGCCGATGGTTCCCTTGGCCGATCAAGAGCAGTACACCTTGGCAGATGTGGAATACCATCCGCATGGACATGAAGGCTCGCGGCTACAACGTCGATGATGTGGTGCAACACACCTTCCGACACACCTGCGCCACCCGCCTGTGCGAAGGGGGCCTCGATCTGGTCTCCCTGCGTGACTGGCTCGGGCACAGCGACATATCGATCACCGCCGAAACCTACATCCACCTGATGTCCACCCACTTGCACAAGGGGGCAGCGATCTTGAACGCTGGCACGTCTGGTTCTCCGAACCAATTCGAGGATGACCTGATGGATCTATCAAGTATTCGGAACAGTGCCGATCTCGGTACTAATGGTGACAACCTTGGCACACCCCTGCTCAACTAAGTGATTGGAAAGATTGAGCGTGGGTGTAACCGGGGAACCAGCACCCTCAATAAAATCAAAACTTTACAGGCTGTCACACCACTGTGCCACACGGCACGATGACTGATGGCCTGTAATGTCACGTTCTGGCACGATACTTCCGATGTAGTGAATATCGCGCCAGCGGCACTTTCCGTGCCAGATCAGAAAACCGGCAATTACTGCTCACCATAGGGGGTGGAAGGATTGTCCCCACTGAAGATAACTAAAGGAGTACCTGATGATACACCACCTAATAGATGCGTTGTTTGCGTGGCGTGAGTGCCACAAGAACTGGAAGAAGGATAAGCCGCCCCGCCCTGATGAACTGTTCAAAGGGGCACCTAAGCCATCCACCGTTCTTGTTGAGATGATCGCAGCTGATCTGGTGAAGAACCTGCCCGACCCCAAGATCAAAACGGAAGAAGACTTCAAAGTTAAGGTGTCGCGGACGCAGACGATCACGACCGACTGGTACACGTTGAATAAGGTCGACCGGCAGCACCTCTATGACCGCGAAATATACACCAACTGGTACCTCATATCCCCCGCCGTTTCCCTGACGTCTCACGAAAAGACCATCCTCGAAAAGGCTTGGGAGCAGATGTCACAGCTCAAGGCAGCGCGGGCCGCAGCCGAGCGTGAAGCCCAGAACCAGAACAATGCCCTGAAGGCGATTGAGAAGCGCCTGAAGATCGACACACAGAAGGCAGCAGCATGAAGCGTCAATGCGCCTGCCGACGTGGCTACGTGTCTGCCTATGACGGTAAGTGCGGCCACTGTCGAACGAGAAGAGAGCGAGAGGCTCTGGAATGGAAACTGCGGCGTGACCCGCATTGCTTTAAGGATGAAACGAAATGACCATCAAGATCACTGACATTGCCACCATCGAAACCGCCCTCGCTCCTGTGGACCACCAAGGTGCCCAGATGATCGACGCAAGGGCACTGCATGGTTGGTTGGGACCGAAGCAACGCTTCAACGATTGGGTGCGTGAACGCCTGTCACAGTACGCTTTTGAGGAAGGAACGGACTTTTACTGCTTTTCCAGTAAAACCGGAGGACGGCCCAGAACCGACTATTTCCTCACCATCAACATGGCCAAGGAACTGGCGATGGTGGAGCGCACACCTATCGGGCAGATGACCCGCCGGTATTTCATCAAGATGGAAGAGGCAGCGTTGGAGCGGTCCCGCCGCGACGTCGCCGAAGGAACCACCGACAAGATACCGCTGGCATTCATGGAAGCCTTGCAGATGCAGCAGCAGATCAACCTCCAGATTTTGGAGCAGCTGAAGCAGATGCAGGTAGCCAAGGCTGATAACGTGGTCGCCCTGCCCGAACCGAAGGCACCTGTAAAGCCTGACCTGACCAAGGATTACTACACCTCGAAGGAGTTGGTCGGCCTGTTCCAGCTTGCCGGTGCGTTTCCAAGCCAGAGCGAGTTCACCTCGGCATCCATCAAGCTCGGCCAGCGCCTTTCCATGCACTCACGTCTTCGTAAAGTAAAGATCGTGAAGGACTGCACCGGACAATACCCCAAGACGCTCTACGCAAGGGAGATCATCGAAGAGGTGTTGCCAAGCATCGCCGCCTAATAGTTCCGTCAACGCACCTATCGTCACTGTGGTGGGCATTACTGCTCACCATAGGTGATGAACCTCGTCTGCCGTTCGCGCAGACAAATCCCTGAACAGGAAGGAACCTCAATGCAAGATTTCCGAACCCTCATTCGTCGACAGCTAGAGCTTGAAGACGACCAACGTGCCCTCGGGGCTTCCCGCTATCGCAACCGGCAACTCCCTTGGCGGGATGCGGTCGGCTCTGATGAAGAAGAAGCGAACCTACCGCCGGGGCAACTGCTGCTCAAAACAGCAACACTTCCGATGTCGGAAGCAGTTCGCAAGTTCGTCAAAGAGGTGAACGAAGGTAAGGCCGGTCGCCGCCATGCTGCTGCCGATCTGCTGCTCCTCTCTGACCCCATTGAGGTTGCCTACCTGACCTGTCGTGTCGTCACCAACGTGTCGATCTCTGGGTCGCAACTACAGACAGCCGCTTGCAAGGTGGCTGATGCCCTGATCGAGAACGCCGAGTTCTATGCGTTCCGTGAGGTCAACCGTGTTGGCTTCAAGGGCTTCATGAAGAAACAAGCGAAGCTCGGTTACAGCCGCCAGCGCAAGTCTGCGGTGAAGAAGCTGTTCACGAGCGAAGGTGTCGCGATCACACCGTCCTTTCAAGAACGTGTGAGCATCGGCACCAAGTGCATCGAACTCCTGATCGATAGCACCGGCCTGTTCAAGATCGACACCAGTCCGAAGGCCAAGGGTGCGGTCTACGTTCTACGTCCCACCGAAACCTTGCAAGACTGGCTGGACAAGCAACACGCACGTTGCGAGCTGCTCTCCCCGATCACCCTTCCAATGCTCTGCCGTCCTCGTCGGTGGCGCAGCCCGACCTATGGTGGATTCCTGACGCCCCGTCATGGCAACCGCTTGGTCAAGCAGCGCAACGTCGCTTACCACGTCGAGCTTCGGAACATCGAAATGCCTCTGGTCTATGAGAGCGTGAACCACATCCAAGAGACACGCTGGAAGATCAACGAGCGCGTTCTCGAAGTGATCGAACAGGTGTGGGATACTGGCGGCAACCTCGGTGGTCTTCCATTACGCCACGATGAACCTGTACCGCCTAAGCCGGTTGACATCGATACGAACGAGGAAGCGAAGACCGCATGGAAACGCGAAGCAGCACAGACCTACTCTGAAAACGCTGACCGTGTGTCTTCCCGCATATCCCTTCAGCAGGGACTGTGGGTTGCGCGTAAGTTCGCAACTGAAGACGCCATCTATTACCCGCATGAGATGGACTTCCGTGGACGGGTCTACCCGATCACGCAGTTTGGTCCGACACCGCAAGGCAGTGACTGGCAGAAGGCCCTGCTCCACTTCGCTGACGGGAAACCGCTCGGCGCTGAAGGTGCATTCTGGCTCTTCGTCCATGTCGCCAACCTCTTCGGTGTTGATAAGGTGTCCTTCGAGGAGCGCCACAAGTGGGTTCGCGAGAACCTTCAGGCCCTTCTCGACAGCGCAGCTGACCCTCTGGGTGGCA